GCTCCTCGACGTAGCTGTCGGCGATGTCGTCATCATCATCTACAAACGCGATGTATTGCCCCCGCGCGATGTCGAGCAGTGCCTGGCGCTTCGCGCCGATGCTGCGCTTGCGGTTGTCACTGAGGATCAGGTGCTCGACGGCTTGCCCGCCGATCTGTCTTTCGATCTTTTGTTGGAGGGATTGCAGCTGCTTCTCGCGTCCCGGTATCGTCGGGGTCAGTATGGATAGGATCATTGCTTTTGTTTTTTCTAAAAATTGCGTCGTAGTTGTTGCGGTATGCCGGTGCATCGCCCAGCCGGTGCCAGTCGCCTTTGTGACTCATGGCTTGAGTTTTTCGTAGGTTTCCAGCCCGGCTTCGTAGTTTGCCGGCGCGTTGCTGCGGGCGTAAGTCTCATCGACCTCGGCAAGTCCGAATGCCGGGTGCAGATGTTCAATCACAATGTCCTTCGCCTCGATCACCACGCCGTCTGCATAGGCGCGGTCGGTGAAGTGGTTGTCGGAGAACATGCTAAAAAACTCAGGGTGGAAGAGGTATCCCTGCGCCTTATAGCGGGCGCGGGTAATGATCGCCATGCAGAGCAGGTTGTCCTCGCGATGGCCATCGCTGACTGCAAGCACCGCAGGCTTCGACGTGTCGCCAATCGCAGCCAGTATCAGCTTGTCCCAGTGCATCGGCGGCTGCCAGTCGTCGGAAAGCTGAATGAGGATCTCGCCCTTGGAAAACTTTGCTGCCTCGTTCCAGGCTGCCACTGGGCCGTCACCGGGATTGATTACGCAGCGAGCGTTTGCTAGGGCGAAGCTGGCGTAATCATCCTCGTCTATGGCAAAGATATGCTCCACCGCGTCAGGATTGGCTGCGCTGCGGAGCCAGTTCATTCGACAACGCCACGCTTGCGCTGGTCGGCCTCTGGTTGCGTGCAGGAGGCTGATTTTAGCTCCTGCACGAATGAAATGGTTAGTTTCTAGCGCATCTGCCTCTGCACGCCTTGCGTTGACCCTGAGAGCCATTCCTCGCAGCCCGATACCCAGTGCGCCGTAATATGGCCGACGAAGGTTCCAAGGCGGATTGTGAGGCATAGAAAGCCCCAGCATGGCCTCAGTCCAGCCTAGTGCTGCCAACGGGTCACAAATAGTATTAGCAAGCCCCAGCTCGCCGTATGCTTCGCGGCGGCTCGGATCGGTCACGAGTGCTTGCGTGAGCATCTGCATTTTTACGGCTTCGTCACCAGTTAGCCTAGCTAATTGAAAATACGCCTCATAAAGCTCGTTTTTGCCGACTCCATCTGTTTGCACAAATTCCAAGGCTTCGGTAATGGCTTCGGCATTACGATCCAGCGCAATCAGAGATTGGAACGTGTGGAAACGTTGGCTGATTGTTCGCTCTTCTTTAGGTATGGATTCGAGAATGCGGAGGTTGCGCTCATCCCTAGATGCGCTGCGTTTTTCGCTGGCATGGACAATCTCGGCGCCATCGAATTGCATGTGTTTCGTTCCATCATTAAATTTGAGGCATTCATGCACCGGATTCTCCCACCTTGCTGATCCTTTGCGCCAGATCCGCTCCCGCCAGTTGATTATGTTATCTTCTGGCACAACGTAGCGCATAAGCACCCCGTCAACATCCTTGACGTCGATGTCATCAAGTAAACGGCGGATCTGTGAAATGGAATCCGGCGTGATCACATCATCGGTGTCCGCCCACATCAGCCAGTCGCCGGTCGCAAGGTCGAGGGCTGCGTTGCGGGCTGCACCGAAGTCATCGACGTGCGGCCAGTCGTGGGTGTTGAGATACTCGCCAATGACGCAGCCGCGAGCTTCGACGATGTCCAGCGTCCTGTCTGGCTCTTGATTTCCGATTGCCCTCACTACAATGATCTCGTCAGCTACTGGCTCGAAATGATCGAGGAAGCGGGTGATGTAGTTCTCGGCGTTGCCGGTGATGACGCACAAGCTCAATTTCTTTTTCATAATTTCTCAGGAGCTATGTAATGCAGGCATCTCGTCAGTGCAATACAAAAAACCGCCAGCCCCTTTCGAGGCTGACGGCTGAGACACAACCGAGGGAGATTATGGTTTGGTGCCGAATGCAAGACCGAGGGTCAGGCCGGTAGCGGTTCCGTAAAGGCACTCGAAAGCACCATACATGATGCCGGATGCCTGATCGTAGCTGCGGCGATAGCCCATCACCATGCCGGAATCGTTAGTGACACGCTCGGCAGCGAAATACTCGCCAGTTACGAGCGGCTCAAGATAGCGCATTGCAACCATGATTGCATCTGGGTGAGCTACGAATGCAACCAGCGAAGTGGAAGCGGTCGGCAGGATGTTGGTTTCATAGGTTCCGAAACCGACAAGCTGGCCGAGCGTGCCTTGACGTGCTGCATTGTTGTCGCCGATTGCGTAGGCTTGAAGCACGTTGGTGTTTCCAAGAAGTGCAGCACCGACAACGGTGTTGTGGATGAAAGAGCAAACACCCGGATCAACATCTACGTTGCGACCAGCAAGAACAGCACGAAGTGAAATTAGTTCTTCAAGTCCGTAGTTGGCTTCGGAAGTCGTAACCGATGCAGCACCGAAGTTGGTGGTGGTGATCAGTTTCCATACGTTTTCCAAAACCTTCTGACCCAATGCACGACCGGCTTGAGCTGCGATCTCGTCGAAACGAGCAGCAGAGCTGTTTGCATTTTGCAGGTCAGTAATGTCGAAGCTGACAATGTTGTGCTGATTGAGGTTAACCGTGTTGTGCGTAACTGCGCCGCCACTGGTTTGGTAGTTGGCAGTTGAGGCATTGAAAGTGGTAGCCGTAAGTGCAGAGATGAAAGGCACAAGAATCGCATCACCTTTGCGGGCGGTAAGATTATCGAGTGATTTCGAGAATGCACGAAGCGGGGCGAGCTTTGCAGTGAAGGCTTTTAGGGCTTCTTCGGCAAAGATTGTATCGTTGAATGAAATGGTAGCCATTTGATTTAGTTATTTGGAGAGTTGTAAACGGATTTCAGCAGAGTGCGCGGCGTAGTATTCGCTGCGCTCTTTGCCTGTAAGTGATTGGAAGGTTTCAAGATGATTTTTAGGTTGGATTGCGTTGGTGCCTAGATCCAGCGGCTCGCCGTGTCCCATTGCTGCCAGCTTTTGCGCGGCTGCGGTGTCAATCTTCTCAGCATTGATTGCGCTCGCTGCTTCAAGCTCAGTGATCTTGGCTTCCAAAACTGGAACCAACTCGGCTTTGATACGAAGCTCGATGTTCTGGGCAGTGATCTCGGCAACTTCTTGAAGTGCTAGTTCAGCGGTGTCGAGCCGGGATTGGAATTCTGCGGCCTGCGCGGTGATGTCTGCTTCAAGCGCGGCGATGCGCTCGATGGACTCTTCGGAAGATGGATTTGTGAGGCGATTGAGGAAGCTCATATGCGAAGATTCCGCCGATGCTTGGCGAATGTCAACTTGCTCACCCAGCACCTCATCGACAAAGCCGTTGGCTAGGGCCTCGCGTGCGTTCATCCATGTTTCCCGCATCATCATTTCGCGAACTTCTTCCTTATCCATTCCGGTGCGGTCACTGTAAATTACGGCGATGTCCTCACTGATCGCTTCCAAAAGATCAGCGGTCTTGCGAAGTGATTCTGCATTTCCGACTGCTCCGCTGGATGCATCATGGATCATCATGCGACCGTGTTTGACCATAGAGATTTTATCAGCAGCCATTGCAATTACCGATGCCATTGACGCAGCCATCCCGGTGATGGTAACATTAACAGTCACGCCGCGATCACGAAGTGATTTGATTTCTTGATAGATTGTGTATCCGTCAAAAACATTGCCGCCTGGGGAATTGATTTCGATGTCTAGAACGTCAACGGCGTTATCTGCTGCGTTCATAATCTCACCGAAATTCGCGCCTTCTGCCGATGCTTTTGCGCCGAACAGTCGCCCGATCTCGTCAATCATGCGTTTGATGCTGTCTCCAGTGACCGCTTCGTTGAGCTTCACTTTCCCGCCTTTGTTTTCAATCTGAATGATTTGATTCATGTTATCTGCTTCTTTGTTAAGTTGTCTGTATTTTGATCTTGCCCAAGATGCGCCGGGATCGCCGCCCCACAATGCCCACGCGATCCGACCGGCAGACGGATAACCGTCTTCGCCAGGTGAGAATCCCTGACCTTGTTTGTCGATCTCGTGCCGTGCGAAGTAGCTGACCATGCGCCCGATAGTGTCAGGCGATAGGTTAGTTCGGTTGCTGATGTCCCTGGCGCGTGCCACGCCGACCTCGGTGCCGCCGCGATTAAATTCTGCACGCCACTCCAGACCGAGCTTTGCCTCGGCAGCCATAGCCTCAGTTGGTTTAAGATCAATCGCCATTGGGGGATGTGTCTGGTTGCGGTTGCTCGTTCGATGTGACGAGTCGCACGCTGCGTGGGTCAATCTCGACGCCATACTTGGCGTTTTTCTCCGCGATCTTGACGAGGAGCTTGGCAGCTTCCTCAGTGCGCTCGTCGATGGATTCATCAAAGTCGGTGGAAAACTCGCCCATGATGGATGTGGCGTTGACCAATCCGTCTTTGTAAAGTGCCATCTTCTCTTTAAGGCTGCGTCCATCGTCAATCGTAAGTTTTGGCGGCTTGGTAAAGCCCCAGTTATACCATTGATCTGACATCGGCACGCGTCCGTTTTCCATCGCCCAAGCGATCGCCTTGGTGACTCTCCACTTGCCGATTTTCTCCAGCGTCGATTGGCGATCCTCGACGAACCGGCACGCCTTGCCGATGTCCTCGCGCTGCGCTGTTCCTTGGCCGGATGGCTTCCAGAGGGTTGCCGGTAAGCAAGCACCGACCAGACATTGACGCGCCTGCATGTCGTAAAACTCATGCCAAGGGTTGCCAGGGCGGAAGTTTTGATGTTGCGTGATCTTCTCACCAGATCCCGCCTTGGCATACATGATGCGACCGCCTTGTAAGAATTGAACAGCAAGCTCACCGCAGTTGGTTGCCGGCTCATAACCGGGCTCTTCCATGTCTGGCCCACCAGATTCGTTTTCAACGGTGTAATTGAGTGAGGACATGGAAAGCAGGTTCATGCGTTCCCATTCCTCGCTCTGCATGATGTCGCGAAGGTTGTTCAGCGAGTGCCAGAAAAGCGGAAGTCCTCGGCGTTGTTCCGGCCAGTAGCGATCAAAAACATGAAGGATGAATTTCTTCTCGATGAACTGTTTGTGTTTTCCGTCGATGTCGCACAATGAGTAGGCAACTGGAATTGATGTGTTTGGAAAATAGACGATTCCGTCATACAGATCAAATCCCTTGTATTTGCCTGTTAGCTGGATGCCGTCAGGCAGTCCGCCGCTGTCTATGCGGTGTGAGGGGATTTGTTGGATCTGTGGATAACCGCTTGGTGACGATGTGAAATACTCAAAAACCTCGCCGTCACGATCCATCGAAACGGAATCAATAAACATGTCTGAGGTGAAATCGGCGATGTCTCCAATGATGTTACAGATCGGATACCATTCGTCTTTTAGCCACATTTTCGCTGCGTCACCGAACTCCTTGTCCTTGCCCTTGTAGGTTGGAAGCCATGCGTTGCCTACGGCGTAAATCCCGATTTGGTTGGATGCCCCAACCATCAGCGGTGAGTTAAGATACAACGTCCGGCTTGCTGATTGCAGCGTCTGCCTGTCGTATTTTGTGACGATCTTTTGCAGGTCACGAAGGTTGCGCGACTCGCTTGGCCTCTCGCCGCCGCCTAAATTAGCGTGGCGTGATGGCCTGCGGCTCGCATAGGACGTTGCAGCATTTCCGAATTGGTCGAGTATCATAAGAATCGGGCGCGGGTGGTTCGGTTTCCGGCAGAATCACGTTCGATCATGCCCATGAGGATTTGCAAAACCTCAAAACGCTCGGCTGGCGTTGAGGTTGCTTTACCGGAAAAGGATTGTCCGTTGACAGTTGCGCTTTCCACTTGGATGCCGCCGCTTGTCGATGTCAGAGCAACTGCGGCAGCCTGATATGCGGCTTTTTGTGCTTCAATCAGCGTTGAATTTCCACGAATAGCGCGGAAAATGCCTTGAGCTTGACGAAACGGTGACATGAAAAAGGATTTTCCACATGATGGCGAAAGTCAACTGGGTTAGATGTCACCTTCTTTAATCAGTCCTTTTGCCATCGCCTGAGCGACAAGCATGCGAGCCGCTGCGTATCTGTCAAATTTATCAGACTTGCCCTCAATAGCTTCTCCAAGCTCGGCTTCGGTGTCTGGGTCGATGTCCTCGGTCTTTATGTAAAGTCGGCGATTGGGCGGAACCGCTTTAAATTCTCGCCCCTTCAAACTGACCCATTTTTTCGTCTCATCTTCATAGTAGATGCCGCTTTCCCTTCGTCGCTGATCGTCGCGCTTCTTCGTTTCAACCTTCCTGCTTCGATATGCACCGCGTTTTTTACTCATCGGATTTGGGTGGTGTGAAGATTCTGAACATGAGAGCAGCTGCAACCTGATAAACCTCGGTGTCACGACCGTGGTTTGCTCCATGCCTGATCCATTTCTTAATCTCCCGACCTTTTGCATCCTTTGCCGTCTCCAGACGTTCGCCGTTCAGCTGCTTTGCGTAGCTGGGCGGAGCATCATCCTCGACTAGCCACGCGGCGCCATCGCCAGACATGAGCCTTTGCAGAATGTATTGCATTGGCTCGGTGGCGATGTGCCAGCAAGTCGCCGGTTTCTTCTCCTTGGAAAGTGCCACCCAGCGTTTTGAGTAAAGTCTGACTTCCTTTTTCGTATCGTCACCCTTAACTGGCCAGTCCCAGCCGCTCTTCCGGTTGCCGTCGCCTTTCATGCCTTGCCATCCATATTTGACGATGATGCCGGCCATGCGCTCTTGATCGAAGCCAACATCGAGGAAGGTATGCTTCGGCTCGACGTTGTAGCGAGCGCGAATCTCTTCGCATTCTGCATCGCTGTTGATGTAGCCGAAAAACAAGCCTTTCGATTCTCCACCCTGGCACCATGCCCGGATGCGAAGCCAAAAGTGGTCGCCGCCTGCGTCAATCGTGCAGAACCGCAAAACCTCGCCGTCGATCTTCTGCCCTTCGGTGTAGTCGGTCCGAGTGTATCCGCTTGGCTTTAGGATAATCTCAGATGCTTGCAGGTTGTCCGTCCAACCTCGCGCACGGTCTTTCTGCGTCCATTGTTTGAGCGCGGTGTAATCTCCGGCCTTCGCTTGCTGGTCGGCAGACAACTTCCGCAGCACGTCATCGCCCCAAGGTTGCCACCAGACTGCCGTCCTGTCGGCGTGGAATCCTTCATAGCCACGCTGTCCGGTGTCGCTTGTCAGAAGATAGCCGTCATTTTCCTGACAGGAATCATGCAGTTTTCGGCGCGTGGCGATGTCATCCGGAAATTCATGTTGGCATCCAGCGCAGACCATGACGACAGCATCGGCTCGATCCTGATTGCTTCCGGCTTCGGGGTATTTCAGCGATTCAAAGGCAAACGGCTGGGCGTGGTTGCATTCCGGGCATTGCCAGGCGAACTCCCACTTGCGGCATTTGTCATGCTCGGCGTGTAGCTCGCTTGTCATTCCGTGTCCGTCCTCGTTGGCGATCTCACCGCCTTGGGATACCAAAACAAACTTGCGGTTTTCGCGGTTGTGGCTCCGAGCATTCCACTCGCGCACCATGCCGTGTTTCCATTCCCATGCCTCGTCGCCGTGTCCGTGCGTGATGCTTACTTCTTGAAAGTTGCTGCGGTTGGCGCCACCGAGAACCATGAACATGTGCGGCCAGATAATCGCATCTCGGCGGACCGAGTTGCGAGCGTTCCGCGGCCAAAGGTGATCAAGCGGCTTGCACTTCTTGGCAGCTTTCAGAAATCGCGTCTCGCCCCACAGCTCGGCGTTCGGGTCAGTGATGGATGCGTAAAGCACCGAGCCAGGTGATTCCGACACGATCCAGCAGTTGATCGCCTCAAAGAACGTGCTCTTGCCCGTGCCGGTCGGCATTAAGCAGACCATCTGCCGCGTCTCATAATCGGCATAATGCCCCATCGGTTTACGCCACCAGCGAGTCTGCGACGGGTCGAATTTGTCGGAGCGTTCGCTGTTCTCGACATAGACATGCTCCGCGCACCAGTCCGCCGGGTGAAGGTCGGACGGTGCTTTCAGGTTCTTGTAAAAAATTCCTACCATTTCTTAAAATGTAAATTGGTGATTTTTTTTATCTGCGATCCATATGCGTGCGTCTTCCGATGTAATCGACTTGTTATCCACTCAAGATTTGCGCTCCTGTTATCTAAACGGTTTCCGTTTTTATGATGAACGTCATAAATCGTTTCGTCTCTGCTTCCGTGAAATGTTCTACACACCATTTTGGATATTTGTATGTCTATTTTTATTCCACCAACAGACAGGCATACGCATTTTCTCCCGTTCTGAATATGACCGCTCAATATCCGTGTATTTTTAAAAGATACCCTTAGAATGGTTCCTTTATCACCCACTAAATAACGCTCACAAATCGGCCATGGTTTGAAAGATTCAGTATCTTGAAATTCGAATAAAAAAGACTGTGCCATATCTGAATCCACGGGCGCGTCATAATTATTGTAATCATCTAGATCAAATAGCGTGTAATTTGACCTTGAGTCATTCGTCCTGTATTTCATGGCGTTAGCAAATGTCGCAATCATTTTTTACGTATCTGGGTGATCCTTCCAAAACTCATCTTGCATACTAGAAAGCATGTCCTGCAATTCCCGTGTCTTAGCCTTCACGATTGGCACGGAT